TGATGAAGGAGGCCAGCCACGCGTTATCGGTAAACACCACCCACTCGCCGCCGAGCGCTTCGTTGTCGCCGTGCGGCTCGTGCTCTACGAAGATCTCTCTCAATTTGCCATCATCCTCGTGTAGTCGACTTGCAGCGTGGCCCTAACGCCAATCCCCGACTGATCCTTCGGGCCATCCCGGTTCTTCAACACCGACACATGCAGCACATCCGAGAACGCGCCACCACACATGCTGAGCACAAGGCTCGACTTCTTCGTGGCCTTGAAGTTCACCCCCGACAGCGGGATGGTCTCCTTGCCGTTCTCGTAGAAGCCATTCACATGCGCCAGAACCACCACGGCCGCATTCGCGGCACGGGCCAGCGCGCACAGCGCCTGCTCCGCCTCCGAATAGGCGGCGAAGCTTTCCTCGCCGGCCACATCCATCATGTTGTCCACCACAATCAGGTGCGGTAGCTCACCCCAGATTTCGGCGAACGCCCACACCCGGTGAACAATCTCCTCCATGTCGGGTGCGCCGGGGAAATCCCAGCGGACGCACCCGTCGATCGCGTCGAACGTTTTGCGGGCGATCACCGAATCGATGTCGATCTCGGAGAGGGCCTCCTCGCGGGTGAACCCGTTGTATGCCTGCATGACACGGATGGACATGGAGGTTTCGTCGCCGTCCATCGCCAGGTACAGGGCGGGCACGCCGGCCTGGATGGCCAGGTTGATGGCGAGTACCGACTTGCCCACGCCGGGCGCGGAGGCGATGACGTGGAGGTGGCCGCGGCGGAACTGGACTTGCTTGTCGTGGAGGGGGCGGTACACGGCGGGCAGTGGTTGCCCGCCGCTTCCGCTTCTCCGTGCCGCTTGGCGAAGAGAGGGCACTTACGCCCCCTGCAACCGTCGCTTGGCTTCGAGTGCCAGGCTCCCCGGCGTGTGGTCGCCGAGGATGAACCCGCCCCCATTGGGGTCGTCAGGTCCGCCCTCAGAGCGCTCGTACCCGAGTGCCTCGGCGAGGGTCTCTTCGACGAGGACGAGTTCCTCGAAGCAGCCCATCAGCGCCTGATAGATGCGCTCCTTGGTCTGCTTCCGCCAGTAGTCGGACACTCGGTCACGCCTCCCGGTAGGCGGCGATGGCGTCCTCAAGGGTCGCCTCCGACACCTTCATGCCCTTGGGGCCGTTGACGTTCGGCTTGCGGTCCTTCGTCTCGAAGTTGTAGGCGTTGAAGAACACGCCGCCGTACTTCGACTTGCGAGCCGTGATCGTGTAACCCTCGATCTCGCCCAGCTTGCGCTCGTCCGGCTCCGCCTCCTGACGGCCCTTGTTGCCGCCGAAGACGCCACCGCTGACCTCGGTGGTGCTGCCGAACGCCTTCTTCACGTTCGACTCCGCCTGGGCCGGGCTCACGTCGCCGCTCCCAGCCGCGGCCTTCAGTTCCCGCAGCTCCTGCTCCGCGGACAGCAGCTCCTCGAACGTGTCCGAGGTCGCCTCCCAGTACTCGTAGGCGACGGGGCTGGCAACGCGGACGGTGTACTTCGTGGACACAGGTGTCCCCTTCTTTCCTTTGTTGAACTGCTTGTCTAATCCAGGAACCAGCGGCAGTGGCGCCGCACATCACACATTCGGCAGTGGTCTCCGGGATTCGGGAGGAACCATTCCTCCGAAATCATCCAGGCCGCCTGCACGTACAGGGCGGCCAACCTGTTCTCGTCCCAGTGGCTGTAGCTTTTGATGTCGGTCGTGGCGCCCTTGCGCGCCTCATAGTATCCAGCGCCGGTAACATTAGACGCGACCTGCCGGATAGCCACCGTATAGGTGGGCAGCTGGGCGGTGACCCGCCGCTTGGACCACGTCTTGGTGTCGACCACGACCAGGTCGCCTTCTTCGGGGCGCTCGAATACGCGGTCCAGAACAACCACGAACTCGACACCTTGAATGGTGAAGGTCAGCTTCAGCTCGATACCGGGCCGGGCGTCAACGGTGGCGATCGACCAGGCGGTGTTGGCCCGCCAGTCGATGTACTTGCGAATCATGTCCGGACCCACGTCATTCACGAACTTGTCGCGGGCCTTCTCGTTCACGTCCTTGCCGTGGGCCGGGTTGTCCCACTGGCGGAACTCGAACCCCGACTTCTCCTCTTCCTCGGCGATGAGCGCGAGAAGCCGGTTCGTGTACCAGTCCTCGTGACTCACGTCCACCTCGAAAGGCGGCATGGTGTCGTAGTAGTCGGTCCACTCGTGGAACACGGTGCCGGCAACCCGGTAGATGCCGGGGGTTTGCGGCACCCTCTCGACGCGGGCCAGTCGATACTTCTCGCCGCACTCCGAGTACGTCTGGTAGCGGGAGTGCGACATGCGTGGGAGAGTCACGCCGCACCACGCATCTTGAGGAACTTGCGCAGCCAATCCACGCCCGACGGCTTCACGTACGTGGTGTAGCTCGCATGCTCTCTCCCACCGTCGTGGAATGTGCGTGTCGCCACCCTGAAGTGGCGCATGTACTGCTGATAGGGCGTGTTATACCTCGCCCTACGGGAAGAAATGAAGATGCCCTCGTCCCGCAGCAGGGACAGTAGGCGGTTCTGCCCAAGGCTCAGCATCTGCGCTGCCGTGGCGATTGTGTAGTCGCCCTCGGCCGTCATGAAGGTGTCGTACGCCTCCACCTTGGGAGCGTCCGCGGCGACCTTGGCCTCAAGCTGAAGGCGCTGCTCCTCCGATTCCATGGCCATCCGCAGGATGTCCATGCGCGTGAGCTTGGCCGGGTCGAACGTTGGGGCCGTCTCGGCCTCGCGGGTCTTCACCGCGAAGTAGGTCTGGGCCGCGGCAATCTCGGGCTTACGCGGGTCGCCGTTCATCGCGGTCAGGTAGCAGGCGTACCGAGTGAGACGGTAGTCGAGCAACGGGCGTCCGCCCAGCTCAGAGGGGTTATTATGAACATCCATAAATACCCTCTCGACCACAACTCCCTGCGTACGGGCCGACTCTTTCGCCCGCTCAATAGCGTTGCGGAAGTCCTGCCACTTGCTGTACCCCAGCATCGGCTGGAGATCGCGCGCATACCAGTGCTCGTCACCCTCGGTGCCACGCTTGATCGAATCGAATGGCGACATGGACTCGCCGCCAAACAAGGTCAACTCGTTCACTTGTCGTCGCTCCTCGCTCACCTTCCGCACCCTTCGCACGGATACTGGGCCAGCTCGGTGCACACCGCGCATGGCGGCATCGGCGGCTCCAGCCCGGTACGCCGCTTGGTTGTGACGAACCCGCAGAATGCGGTGGCTGGCAGGGGCTGCGCCGGCACACGGCATCGGCACCACTTGTGGGATAGCCCGGTTTCGTCCTGGTACATCTCGACTTCCTCGGGGGCGGGCGCGGTCATTTCGCTCCAGACATTTGACTCGTCGTGGCCAGGGCCGAATCCACCAGCACCAGATCGGTGCCGGCATCCACCGCCTGACGGATGCGATGCGACAGCCAGTCGCTGCACTCCGGCACATAGATCGGGTAGCCACCCAGACGCCAGGCGTAGCGCTCCACCGCGGCCGACGCCGAGCCGGTGCCCGACACCAGAACCATGTCGCCCCGCTTGGGGCGGTTGTCTTTGAACGCGACAACCCGTTCGATGTGCTGCATCAGGTCGGAGTCGACGGCTTCTTCGAAGGCTTTGATGGTGCGGCTACCGGCCGAGTAGAAGAAGCGGATCACGGCTCGGAAACCTCGACGAACGTGGCGTGTCGCTCGATGTCCTCAGCGCTGTACGTGGACGACGACCACGTCACCCCGCCGTCGTAGCTCCGCTGCGTCCGGCCGTCGGGGTCGATGCGCTTCATCGTCTTGGAGACCCTGCGGGACCGGAAGTATCGCGCCCTCGGCTCTGCCTTGCCCGGGAACTCGGGTGCGCCACTCGGATCTCCAGCGGAGCTGGAGTCCGCGAGCACTTGGACTCGTCCAAGATGCGACGCAAGTTCGCCCTTCTGCCACGCATCCCAGGCGGGCGTGTTGGGCACGGCACCGACGACTGTCGAGCCCTTCATGGTGCGGTGGTCGTTGGAGCCACCGCCGACGACATGGACCCACGGGTATGCGGCGTGCATTGCATCGCCAGCCCCGCCCACGTGTGCGAACGCGACCCCGTACAGGTCGCGCACCGTGCCGATGGGGTCCTTGCTCGGGTCGTCGGCGGCCTCGATCAGCTCGACCGTCGAGTGATCCCGGTTCCACATGTAGAGACCGCCCTCGCGGGCGTACGCCGCCTGATCGCAGGTCTCGCCCGGGCGATCGACGGTGATCTCGTGAGTGATCCGGATCTTGTCGCCGGGCCTGAAGTTCTCGCTCACGTCTCGCCACAACCTTTCGTTACTTTCATTGTGACTCTACAAGTTTGGGGTCCAATAAAAGGCAGCCCAGGCGCGTCGGGGAGAACGCGCCTCCGGCCGCCCCCCTCTACATCCGGCCCTGGGTGGGCCGCCCGTCGTCGCGGTCGGCGGCTATCGCCTCGGGCGGGGCGGCGACGGTTGGCGCCAGGAACGCCTTGATGCCTTCGATGACGGGTTCGAGCGCCAGAAAGTCGTGTTCGCTGATGTCCCTCGGGAGGGTGATGGACCAGTTGCCGGTGCCGTCACCGTCGAAACTGGACTTGTACGCATCTCCGCGCTGGCGAGTCGCCTTCGCCGACTCGTGGCCGCCGTGCATGTCTGCTCCCGATGGGTTGTTTCGAACAAGTTGCCCGGTCTGTCGAGGGTGATCATGGTCTCGTTACAGCAAGTGATCACAGTTCTTCTGGCGCCGCACCTGCGGGCGGCCAAGTGGAGCCCTGGTCATGATGCGTACGGATCAGCCCAGCCCACATGCCAGTTGCATTGTTGAACGCCCAGACAGTGGACAGTCGCTCTCCGTTACAGGATGTCCTGTTTGGAGGCCGGCAAACCCCTGTAGTCCTCGTGCGTCCAGACCCTCCCGGACCACACGCCAGGCGCGACACCGTGCGCCTGCACCGCGGCTTGCCGCTGCTGCTCGCACCAGTCCAAACGCGAGCATTCGGTGACACACTTGCGGGCAGCCCAGCGCTGGGTCTTCGGGTTGTGCGAGTCCTGCCACGGGCCGGGGTTCTGGATGCAGGGCAGCCGCTTCTTTTCTGAGTCAGGCAGGTCGGTCACTGGCGAGCCTCGATCACCTTGCGCCAGGTTGCGGTGAGCGCTGGGTACAGCCCGAAGTCGATCGGCGGGTAGAGATCGAACCCCAGTTCGGGGTCGTAGCCGCCTGGCACGGCTTCGACGATGCCCAGCTGGCCGATGACGCAGTTGTCCAGACTGCCTAGATCGAGTCGAGCGAGGTCGATCTCCATCCACCAGCCCGCGTGGTTCTCGTCCAGCCAGGCCGCGCCGCGGGCAACCGCGGCCTCATACTCGCTCGGTACCGCCGATGGGGTTTCTTGTGTCATGACCAAACTTTCGCATCACAAGCATGCCGATACAACACGATCCCGAAAGTTACGCCGAACGGCGTAGCGAACTGGCTAACACTCACTGGTCGAGGTCGGGCGTCTATCCCCCATTCGAGTGATAACCACGGATCGTCTTGACACGTGATCAACTCGTGATGCAGTCTTGTCTTGACACCAGGGTGAGCGGCTCCCCGTGCCGCCGCTCACCACAGCGCCGGGCTCACGCCCCGCCCGGCGCCAGCTGCCAGGCCGGGGCTACCGCCCGGCCGTTGGCACCGTACAAGTACCAGTACCGGTGCGGGCTGGCGTGGAGACGCCAGCACAGTGTGATCCGCCTACCGCCAACGGCGGATCACCTGGTCGCGCGTGGCGCGCGAGGCTCGTCACTCTCGCTCTTGGTGCCGGACCCCTCACAACACACGAGGGCTGGGCCGTGATCAATTAACCAGCAACCGGGCAGGATTGGTTAACTTCAATCCCGACTTGATTGCCACAAGGAATCGCAACCAAACTTGTGGCATGGCAACCAACCTC